ATAATATGATGTCCCTCTGCACCTATGCCACCAGCATGAACCTCAAATTCATGGCAGAAGGGCAGGCAGGGGTTGAGTGGCGGGATAACGTGTGGGCGACCTGCTATCAGATTATGGATGCAGTCGAAGCGGGAGAACGGCCCATCCCGACAGAAGAAGAGCTGATTGCCGAGCTGCCGGTGTTTGAGTGGCCAATATGAAAAAATATAAATTTAGCCGAAGCAGTATCAACAACCTATCCGGAATACATCCCGCATTAATAGCGATAGCATTCCGCGCGCTGTATTTATCACCTCACGACTTTGGCGTGATAAGCGGCCTACGCACAATAGATGAGCAGCGCAAACTTCTGTCAGAAGGGAAAACAACGACACTGAAAAGTTATCATTTGCGCGGATTAGCTATAGATTTTGCAGTTTGGGTAGACGGCCAAATAACATGGGAACTAGATTATTATAGAGACGTAGCCGAATCGTTCAAGCAGGCCGCGTCTGAATACGGGTACAAAATAACATGGGGCGGGGACTGGAAAACCTTTGTTGACGGTCCTCACATTCAACTGGAAATTTAAAAGGAGAAAACAATGACTTACACACCTGACAGTTTCAAAGCATCCCTCGTATGGGGCCGCATCGGCGCGGCAGTCCTGGCACTGGCCGCTTTCATCCTCGGTCTTTTCGGCTACTCTTTCGGGCCGGAAGATCAAGAACAGGCGTACACCCTCATCTCTTCCCTTCTCGCTGGCGTTGCTGGTATCATGGCCGTGGTCAGCAAAGTAAGGGAAGGCAAAAAGACTAAATGACAACCGCCATTGTCACCGCTGCTGTGCTCGCCCTTGTCGGTGCGCTGGTCTGGGTAATCACCAGGTTATCGCACCGGCAGGGCGTGGCAGATGCCGCAAAAGATGGCACGGAAGCGGGAAACGAAGCTAGGAAGATCCACGATGAAATTGAAATGGAGACTCGCCATCTTAGCGATGCTGAGCTTGCAGACCGCTTGCGGAAGTATTACCGTTCGGACTGAGTGCGCCTGGGTTCGTCCGATTACTCTGTCGCGTAATGACGTATTAACCCGCAGCACTGCCGAACAGATACTGACGCATAACGAGACGTGGCTGAAGCTATGCCTTGACAAATAGCTGAGACATGGTAGCATTCAACCACAGTCTCACCTCCTTCCCTTGCCCCGGCAGCGTCGCAACTGCCGGGGGTTTTTTATGTCAAAAAAGTTTTTCTTGTTTAACCTCATCATTGAAACGGCTATAAGCATGTTCTAGGTTTATTCGCGCCTGTTTAAAGTAGCTGTCTTTTAGCTCTACTCCTATTGCCTTTCTACCCAAAGAAACCGGGCTATAAACCTCGCTGCCAACTCCCATAAATGGAGTCAACACGGTCTCGCCCGGGTTGCTATACAACTCGACAAGCCTGTCTATAACGTCAAGCTGAAGCGGGTGGACGTGCTTTTCGTCGTCCTCTTCCTTGCTGTCCCTGAACGGCAAGACATTGTCTATCCTTACGTCATCCCAAACACTTGAGGCGTACCGCTGCCAAATGTAATGGGAAAGTTTGTTGCTCTTGGGGTCTTCGTGGTCGGCATAGTTCGCCTTCAGATATTCCCACAGTTCCTCGGCGTTAAATTTTGATTCGTTCGCATTGTTCCATGCGTTTAGAATGTTGGGGAGAATTGGCGTTTCGCCAAAATAGCGGGTAAGCCCTTTTGGGTGGGTTACCGGGACTTCGTTGTCACCTTTTTTTGTGAAGATAAGAACATAGTCAGGCATGGCCGTGAAGCATTGGGTTGAATCCTCGACAATAAGCTTGTGCATGAGGCTTTTAACCATGGTCCGCATTCTTACCTTAAGAGGCTCTTTCCATATCGTGATTCTGTTGCGGTATCTGAACCCGTGCTTTTCGTGGATTTTTATAACCTCGTGGGGGAAATCCCACAGGTAGCATGAGTTGTCGAAAACATCGGTGACATGGACTGCCGTTATTCTTCCAGGCTTTGTTACTCTGGAGATTTGTTCAATCAAAAAATCGTATTGCTGCAAAAATTGTTCATGGCTTTCGCAGTTTGAAAAGTCGCGTTCGCTTGAACTGTAATTGTACAACCCCGCAAACGGAGGAGAATAAATAGAAAGGTCAATGGAGTTGTCCTTAATGACCGGCAAAACCTCCATGCAGTCGCTGTTATAAATAGCGTAATCCTTTGTAATGATCTGGTCCTTTGTCGTGTTCATTATATAAACTCCGGTAGTTTTATGGTTTTGTCGAAAGGTTTTACATGAAAAGAAAACTGTCTGTTTGCGTTTTCTACTAGGTTTTCGTAAAGGTCGATAGCCTTCTGCATTTTCTGTTGTAATGCTTCGATAACTCTTCCTTGTCCTTCGCTAATCACAAGGTCACAATACACCTCTTTCTTTTGTCCAAACCGCCAAAACCTTCTCACCGCTTGATAATATTGCTCATAGCTCCATGTAGGGAAAATAGTAGTGTGGTTGCAATGCTGCCAATTTAGCCCCATAGAGGTCATTTTTGGTTTTGTTATCAATCGCTCAAACTCACCATTAGCGAAAGCAACCAGCAACTCTTCTTTTTTGTCTATGCTCATGCCACCTTTAATCTGTATTGCGATTGGGTCTAGTTCTGACAACAAGTCACCCTCTTCATTTAGATTACACCAATAAACCGAAACCTTACCATATGACAACTCAACAGCCTTTTCGCAGCGCTTATCGACGGTAAGTTTTTGCTCTTCCCTTACTTCTGTCATGGTTTTTGCGGCCATTGCGAACAGGCAAGATTGACCGTCGATAGACCAAGCGGAACCATTGTGTACCATGTGAGTATTTGTATGCAGTTTAGGCAGATCATATCCGTCATCAGAAAATCCCAAATCAGATGGACGCTTTACCATAACAGACCATTGGTTTACCCATGCGAAAAAATCTTTTTCGGCATGAGGCTTGAGGTAAAATTTTTCACCGATGTTACGTCCTTTGCTGTCTGCGCTGTTCTGGTTATTTTTGAAAAACTTAGACAGCATATCCATATAACCCATGTATCCTAGAGCCTCTGAGCTGTTGCCAAGCTCAATGAAATCATTTGGGCTTGGGGTGGCTGTTGACAAGAAACGATATTTAACCTTCTTTATAAACGCTATTATCTGGGATTTAGTTTTGCCCTGGAAATTTTTCAGTATGCTGGATTCGTCAAGCATTACACACTCAAAATCAGATGGGTCCAAATAGTGCAACCTTTCGTAGTTGCATACGACTATTTTTTTTGTGTAGTTCCCGTCTTTTGTGTGCTCAATGTCGTCAACTCCTATCTTCTCGGCCTCAGCCAAAAACTGAAACGCCACAGCTAACGGAGTAAGTATCAGAACTCTGCCGTTTGTCTTCCTTACGATGTTTTCAGCGATAGCCACCTGTTGCAACGTTTTCCCAAGCCCAGTATCCTCAAAAATACCCATTCGCCCTTTGCGTAAGGCCTTGTCTATTACGTGCTTTTGGAAGTCGAACGCCATGTCAGGCATCCACAAAGGATCAAAACCAAATTCTCCGGTGGTGTGCTTTTTCCTTTGAAGGAAGTTGATATATTCATTATAGTCCACAGTCTCATCCCTCCCTAATCTATCCAATACCTGTAAATTTTCCGACCCTCATCCGTCACCGCCATTAGCTTTGCCGGTGCGACATTAACCCCACAGCGGCGAAGGTCGGCCACGTCGCTATGCGGAGCCGC